GGGTCCGGGGCGACGGGGACACCTTCTCGACCCCGGCCCCACCCGAAGATGTCAGGCCCGTCGGCGACGATCCCCGATGGGTCGAGGTCGAGTTGCCGGAGGATTGGGAATGACGATCGAAAAGACGAGGAAATTGGTCGAATCCGGGGCAATCTCCCCGATGTCGCACGAGCGGGCCGCGGCCGAGCGCGACATGAAGATCCGCGACTACAAGGCCGCACACGCGACGGCGTTGCGCAACGGCTGGGAACAGGAGGCCCACCAGATCGACCGCCTGATCCGGCTGCTGGAGTGGCGGCGGGACAACCCCCGCGAGGAAGAGGGCTACCCGTTCGGCTACCTCCGTCCGGATGTCAGGGAGAACTAGGGGAATGCCGGAGTCTGGCATCTACGCGATCAGGCACATCGAATCGGGCAAGCTGTACGTGGGCAGTTCGTCCAATATTGCCAGCCGATGGCAAACGCACCGCTGGGCTCTAGGGCGGGGCATCCACCACAGCCGGCATCTCCAGAATGCGTGGGACAAATATGGGGCCGACGCCTTTGTCTTCGAGGTCCTACAGGCTGTCGAGAACCCGGACGACCTGATCAGGACGGAACAGGAACACCTGGACCGAACCGGCTCATTCCGCCGCACGCACGGGTACAACATTCTGCCAAAGGCCGGGTCGTGCCTAGGCGTCAAGAGGTTGGCCGAACAGCGTCTCGCGATGTCGGCCGCGCAGCAAGATCGACATGATCGCCGGATGAAAGCCCAGGTGTTCGAGCCCAAGAAGCCCAAGCCGGGCCAATACGACGGATTCTCGCCCGGCCTGGACGAACTCACCGGACTTGGGCGGCAGTCCGAGCGGGACGGTGCCATCGTCGCCCTGAACTTGAAGTGCGGTTGGTCTGCGGCACGGATCGCCAAGATGTTCCGGATGTCGGAGAGGATGGTCCAGAAGGTCGTCTCCAGGTTCAAGTCGGACCATCCCGGGTGGGAGTGGTGGACTCGCCAATTGCCGCATGTCGCAGTCGGCGACCAATAGTTCGGTATCCACAGAAATTTCTTTCCGGTTGCCACGTTGGACTTGCGGCAAAGTAGCCGCCAGCCACTTCGGTCAATTCTGCTAATTACAGAGGTACAAAGTGCCATCGATCGTCGATGAAAGCGGCGTGCAGGCGAGCCCCGAGGGGCAATTCGTACTCAATCGGGAGCAGGCCAGTCGGACGCGGGATCTCATCTTAGTCAGGCTGAGGAAGTCGCGGGTCACCTTCCGCGACATCGGCCTGATCCTGAACATCTCCGAAGATTGGGCCATCAAGGTCTTCCACGACATTCCGGTCGAGACGAGGGAACACTATGAGTCGGTCGAACTGGTCTGAGTGGCGGAGGCCGGAGAAGGCGTCCCTCTCGGACCTATACCCGATCTTCGGCTGCCAGCCCTTCGGTGCCAATACGCAGTGCGCCGACATTCACCACGGCCCGATCCCCGATGGCGACCCGGCATTCTGTGCCGTCTGCTTCCAGTCCGGACTCGACGACCACGCCGACCTGAAGATCACGGCCACCGATAGGATCGCCGCGAAGAACTGGGAGCCGGTCGGCGGCAAGGACGCTTGGGGGCACGCCACCGAGGCGACCGCCTACGACGGCGGCAGGCCAGAGGGGAAGGCTGTCCCCACCCGCAAGAAACGGCGGGCCGAAGCCTACGGCGAGCGGTCGGTTAGGGCCGAACCCATGGACCCCGACCGCCTGAGCCGGGCGATCGACCGCCGGGCCGCCACCGTCATAGCCTGAGCTGCGAGCGATGTATCGACCAGAGTCGGAAGACGCCTGCCAGGACGACGACGACGAGGTCGTCCTCCCGCATGAGTGGTACGAAGAGGCGGCCTACGAAGAAGACTGGGCCGCGATCGACGATTCGATCGACGATTCGATCGACGATTCGATCGACCGCGAGACCAAAGGTAAATACCACGCCGCGGCAGCCGATCGCGTCCGGCATCTGATCAGACTGGCGAACAGATGGGCGGCGTGCCGCTGAGCCGACCCCGACTCGCCACGCCAGCCCCCTTTCCCACCGGCCCCGAGAACACCCGATGGCTGACCCCGCCCCGACCACGCCGCCCGCCGCCCCGCCGACCGTCAAGGCGCTCAACCCCAAGCCGGTCCTGATCGTCCTGTTCCTGGTCGTGCTGGTCGTGGGCGGCCTGCTGGTCGATCGCCTCTGGATCAATCGGCCGCCATCGCCCGTGCCGCCGCCCCGGCCGCCGGCCGTCGTCGATGTCGTGCCCGAGGTCTCGGTGAGCGGCCTCTACTTCCCGCTGGCCTCGCCCGGCGCCAAGGGTTCGGCCGGCGCGCCGCTGGGCCTGTTCCGGGGCGTCGCCAAGGGCACGTCCAACCGCCCGTTCCGCTGGAAGATCAAGGGCCCCGGGCCGGTCGAACTCTCCGTCTTCTCGCCCGACGGCGGCCAGCCCGGCTCGATCGTCGAGGGCTACCCGACGGTCCCGGGCACCTACCGGCTCCACGGCATCGCCAGCGGCCACGTCAAGGGCGACCCCGACGCCGACGTGGACACCTTCGAGGTCGAGGTCGGCGACCCGACGCCGCCGAAGCCGCCGGATCCCCCCAAGCCGCCGCCCGACCCGCCCAAGCCGCCCGAGCCGCCGCCCGCACCCGCGCCCATCCCGGTCGCCGGCCTCCGGGTGCTGGTGGTCTTCGAGTCGAGCGAGGAGTCGAAGTACAAGCCCGACCAGATCAACACGATCTACGGCCAGGAGTTCCGCGACTACTGTGCGGCCCACTGTGCGAAGAATGCCAAGGGCCAGCCCGAGCTGCGGATCTACGACAAGGACGTCAACACGGCCGGCGAGTCCGAGATCTGGCAGGCCGCGATGAAACGGCCACATCCCACGCTGCCGTGGCTGGTCGTGTCCAACGGGACGACCGGATTCGAGGGGCCGCTCCCCGACACCAGGGACGCCATCATGGCGACCGTGAAGAAATACGAGGTCAAGCCTTGAGCCACGCGCGACGCCGCGCCTTCCGACCGAGCATCGGCCCCGTCGAGATCCGCATCGCCCCGTCGTCGCTGACGGTCTCCGTCGCGGTCGCCGACGACCCGATCCCCGACCCGCAGCCGACGCCGGGAACCTATTCCGGCTCCGACCCCCCGCCGACGTCGGGGCCGGTCGGACCGGGGACAAACTGAGGCCAGAGGGACCGCATGACGCACGCCCTGATCCTGGCCGCGGCGCTGGCCTCCCAGTGCCCCGGCAACGCCTGCCCGACCATCCCGCCCGCCCGCGCGGCCGCCGACGACGGCGTCAACGCCCTCCGGGCGAGGTGGGGCCTGCCCGCGATGCGGCACGACGCCCGGCTCGACCGGGCCGCCCGGTTCAGCCTGGAGCATGCCTCCCGGACAGGCCGGGTCCACATGGGCATGGACGACGCTGCGCGGCGAGCCGGCATCCCCGACGGGCCGAAGCCGCCCGGCGGCGTCTACCGCAACTTCACCGAGGGCTGGATCGGCGGCTCGCTGGCCGACTACCTGCGGGCCATGGGGCAGATCCGGGCGCGCGAGCCCGACGAGGGCCACGTCGTCGATTTCTGCAACCCCCACTGGACCCACTACGGCTTCGCCGAGGACGGCCGCGGCGCCGTCCTCTGGTACGCCTACCTGCCCGGCGAGGTCGCCCCGCCGGCCACGCCGCCCGTGAGGGCCGCCCGGCAGGCTCCGCCGGCCGTCCCGCAGGCCCCCGAGGAGCCCGGCCCCTACGACCACCTGCTCGCCACGGCCGTCTACCTCTCGACCGGCTCCGGCTCCGGGACGGGCGTGATCGTCCGGTCGGCCAGGGCCGGGGCCGAGTACGTCAACACGGTCCTCACCGTCGCCCACGTCGTGGCCGCCGGCAACGTGACCGTGCGGGCCACCGAGTACACCGCCGGCCAGCATTCCGGCTCCGCCGGGGCCTTCGCCGCCGAGGTCGTCCGGCTCGACCGCCAGACCGACGCCGCCGTGGTCCGGTTCCGCTCGCCCGGCCCCATGCCGGTCGCCGCCCTCGACTGGAAGCCGAGGCGATTCAAGGTCGGCCAGCCCGTCTGCAAGGTCGGCTTCGGCCTCAACCTGCCCGCCCGCCTGGACATCGGGATCATCAGCCACGCCAGGGCCGGCACGTCGATCTCGACGGTCCCCTGCATCCGCCTGAGCTGCGTGATCCACCCCGGCGACTCGGGCGGCCCCGTCTTCCGCGACGGCAAGCTCATCGGCCTGTCCGACTCCGCCAACGCCGACACCATCGGCTACGCCCTGCCCGTCGCCGCCGCGTTCACGCCCGAGGACCTCAAGTAGCATGTCGCTGATCGTCATCGACGACCGGAACTACACCAACTTCATCAACCCCACGGTCAACGGGGAGGTGAAGCTCTGCATGTCGCTGATGCGTGACATGCAGTCGTTCCCCTATGGGTCGCTGTCGTTCGCCGGCAAGTTCGACCTGCCCCTGATCGCCCGCGAGGAATGGGCCGACCGGCTCGCCGCCCAGAAGGCCGCCAAGGCGACCCTGATCGACATCCGCAACAAGGGGATGAGCGGCCAGATGATCCCCTCCCGGGACCAGGGGAATCAGGGCTACTGCTGGGCCCACAGCACGATCTCGGCCATGCTCCTGGCCCGCGCCCGCGACAACCAGCCCTACGCCGACCTCTCGGCCTACGCGGTCGCCTGCATCATCAAGAACTACCGCAACCAGGGCGGCTGGGGCGGCGAGTCGCTGGAGTTCGTCGCCTCCAGGGGCTGCCCCACGTCCGAGTTCTGGCCGCAGCAGTCCAAGGACCGCAAGAACGACAACCCGCAGACGTGGGAGAACGCCAAGCTCCACGTCGCCATGGAGTGGATGGAACTCGACTCCGAGCAGATGGAGGACCAGGTCGTCACCTGCCACCTCCTCGGCATCCCGACGATCCACGACTACAACTGGTGGTCGCACTCGGTCGCCGGCTGCGGGATCGAGTCCTTCACCGGCTCGGGCAAGAACACCCGGGTCGAGGAGGGGGACATCCTCAACTCGTGGGGCGACGGCTGGTCCGACCACGGCATCGGCCGCCTCAAGGGGCGACGCTGGCGACCCAGCCAAGCCTGGGCCCTCCGCACCGCCACCGCCTCCGCCGCCTGAACGGGCCGAGAGATCACCCCGGCCGACCACGCCCGTCGGCACCCGGCGACGCCGCCGGCACATCATATATCATATTTGTTTATGCGTTCCTGAAAAACGGGCTGCGGAAGAGGGGATTGACGGCGTGGATCGAGAGGTCGTGCTGCTGATGGTCGGGCCGGACCGCCTGGTCGCCGAGGTCGATCCCGGGGCCATGTTCTTCCGGTCGCCCAAGTCCGACGCCGCCGCTCCGGAGATGGTCCGGGGCCGGACTTTCCGCCGCACGTCGCTCCTGGACGGCGATTTCCGACTCCCGCTGTTCTCGCCCCAGTAGGACCCAAGCCATGTTCGCCAGCATTATCGCCAAGCTGACCGGCCTCGCCGCCTCGGGCGGCTCGAAGGCCGCCGCCGCCGTCGTGCCCTACCTCGTCTACCTGACGCCGGCGCTCGTGGCCCTGGGCTGCGGGGTGGCGTTCTACCTGACCCACAGGACGGACACGCTGGGGCTGGTCCTGGCCGGGCTGGTGGTCGCCAACGAGGCGATCATCGCCGCCCAGTTGCAGGCCAAGTTCGCCCCGACCAAGTGACCCTCCGCCGACCCTTCCCCGCCCGCGCGGAGGACCGCATGGATAGCGCCGTATCGCACGCCTCGTCCCACCCGCTCGTCGGCATGATCACCGCGGCCGTCGGCGTGGGGGCCTACGCCTCCGCGACGCTCGTCCGGTGGTTCCTGGACGCCGCGCATTTCGCCCAGGCCGCGACCCCGTCCGGGTCGTGGACCTGGGACAATGTCATCCAGGCCGTGGCGGGGGCCACGGCGGTCGTCGGCGGCCTGTTCGCCTTCGTGTCCGCCCGGATCCAGAAGGCCCACGCCGACAAGATCGAGCGGATGAAGGCCGAGGCCGACGCGCAGCGGGAGATCTGGCAGAAGGACGAGATGGCCCGGATCAATATCGCCATCGCCCGCCAGCACGCCCACGTCTGCGAGCGGCTCGACCGCCAGGACGCCGCCCTCGGCATCGCCGACACGCCGGCCGGACGTCAAGATTCTCGTCAGGAAAACTGACCGGAATTCCTTACAAGTCAACCCGGCGGCGATCGATGCCCGATGGCGTTCGAGTTCGACGAAAACACCACGTTCGACGGCCACAAGGGCACGTCGCCCGAGCCGAAACGACGGGGCGGCCGGAGGCCGAAGGCGGCGGACGACCCGCGGCCCGAGCCCCCCGGTGTCAACGTTGACACGGCGCCGGGGCCGACGCCCGCCGGCCCGGCCGAGGTCGTGCCGAAGAAGCCGGGGCTGCCCCGCACGGGGAAGTTCCCGCTCCGCCCCTACCGCCCGAAGAGGCACGGCAAGGGCAAGAAGTGGGCGGCCTCGGGCAAGTGGATTCCCCGGTTCATCCAGGCTTATGCCCGGACCGGCGCCATCCCGCAGTCGGCCGAGTTCGCGGGCGTCTCCCGGGGGACCATCTACAACTGGCGCGATCGGGATCCCGACTTCGCCGAGGCGATGGACGACGCCTACGAGTGGTTCACCGGCGAGCTGGAGACCTCGGTCCTGCGGAGCGCCTTCGAGGGGGACGACGTCGTCACCTGGGACAAGGGCAAGAACGACTGGGTGACGATCAAGCGAAAGAGCGAGATCCTCCGGATGTTCGTCCTCAAGCGGCACAAGCCCGAGTACCGCGAGAACTACAAGGCCGAGGACAAGGACGGGGCGCAGGCCGCGATCCAGGTCCTCGTCAACGTGCTCGAAGAGGGCAAGCGGCTGGGCGTCGCCGCCACGACCGGCCAGCCGCCGGCCCTGCCGTCCTTCGACGACTTCAGGACGATCGACGTGACGCCGGCCGAGACGCCCGAGGAGAAGGTCGCCCGCCTGGAGTCCGAACTGGCGGCGGCGAGGGCGGAAGTGCAAGGAGATTCGACTTGATCGCGCGACCGTTCGACTTCATGGCCAAGGACGATGTCCTCCACTCGCAGGCTTATGGGTGCTGGCTCTACATCCAGCTCGGCGGACGAGCGTGGTATTTCGGGTCCCTGATGCCGTTCGGCGTCCGGTTCGAGCTGCGGCCGGAGCGGTCGTGGCTCCCGAGAATCCGGTGGGTCAAGCATGACCGGGGCTGCACCAGGATCGGCTGAATATCGCCCGTGCCGACGCTTGACCAGATCCGCTACATCTCCCGGGTGGCCGAGCCGTACGGGCTGAAGCTGCCCGTGGCCCCCGTGTGCCGCGAGCACCACTCGCCGGCCACGATGGTCGCCCAGATCGTCTTCGACCGCCCGTCGATCTGCATGTGGATCGGCCCCCGCGGCGGCGGCAAGTCGGCCGGGTCCGGCTTCGGCTGCTACCTGCAAGCGGGCTGGTATCCCGAGTTCGAGGCCAAGATCCTCGGCGGCTCGCTGGCGCAGTCCGAGCAGATCTACCGGGCGATGGACATCTTCCGCGACGCCCTGCCCGGCGCCGACATCATCAAGGAGATGCTGGCCACCAGGGCGACGTTCGCCAACGGCGCCACGGTCGAGATGCTGACCGCCTCGCCCAAGAGCGTCCGCGGCCCGCACATCCCGCAGCTCCTCATCGACGAGATCGACGAGGTGGACGACGAGATCCGCCAGCACGCCATGGGCATGGCGATGCGGAAGGGGCGGCTCGGCGCCAGCGTCGTGATGACCTCGACCTGGCACAAGATCGGCGGCCCGGTCGGCGAACTCATCCGGGAGGGGCGAGAGGAGGGCAGGTTCCCGGTCGGCACCTTCTGCATGTTCGACGTGCTGGAGCGGTGCCCCGAGGAGCGGTCGGGCAGGCACCTGGAGCATTGCCCCGAGTGCCCGCTGATGAGGTGGTGCCACGCGGGCATCGAGGAGCACCCGTCGCGGCTGCCCAGGGCCAAGCGGTCCTGCGGCCACTACGACATCGACGCCTTCATCCAGAAGACGGTCGGGACCAGCCTGCGGGTCTTCGAGAGCGACTACCTCTGCTTGCAGCCGCGGGCGCCCGGCCAGTGGTTCAAGGACTTCGACGAGTCGAAGCACGTCACGGAGCTGGCCGAGTACGACCCCCGCTGGCCGTTCCACACCGCGATCGACCCCGGCGTCCACACCGGCGCCGTGTTCTTCCAGGTCAGGCGATCAACCGACGGCTCGGCGAAGGTCAACGTCTTCGGCGACTACTTCAGCGAGAACGTCACGGGCGACGAGGCCGGCGGCGCGCAGGCGCAGGGCCAGAAGATCGTCGCCCTGTGCCACGAACTCACCGGCCAGCACACGTCG